CAAAATCTCATGATTCAATACTTGCAACAATTGCTGTAGTTGCACCACCTTTAACTTGGTCTGTCCCTGTTTCGTGTTGATAGTATATTGAAGAGCCTTCTGTGTTTCCTACAACATCAAAAGATGTATCTACTGCTGCACTATATTCTAAAGCATGTGGACTACCAAATACTGCAGAGTCTTCCCACATAGTTCTAGCTAATGTTCCGTTTGTCCAAATAGGTCTTTGTGGTGATGAATCAAAATAATTATATGCAACCATTCTGTTTACTACAGAGGATGAGGAAGTTGGATAAAACCACATTACTTCACCAAATAAATTATTTAATCCAGCAGATACCATTTGATTACCCGATTCTAAATTTATATCATCGTAAACATGATCTTCTACTAAACAAGGTAAAGATTCTAATTTACCAGCGTATCTAAAGAAACCATTTTCTGACATCCAATATGCAGAACCATCAACTTCAACACAAGCATTTTGTCCAACAAGTCCACAGTTGGTTCCAACTTGTGCAAACGCAAACGTAAACGGTTGACCAACAAAACGTTGTGTGAATAATGCAGTATCAGTCCAAACATAGATTGCATCTCTACCTCTGATTGCTCCTCTGATCTGTGATCAGTCAGCCAGTCTCTGTGTACCAGCTGTATTAGTTGCTGTAGGCACATATGTATTTATGTCTTCTTGATCCGAGAATCTTACAAACATATCATCTTGTGTTGTAGGTGTTCCTATAGTTGTTTCTGTTCCAAAAAATACTAAGTGTCTATCCGGTGTAGATACTAACATATGTCTTGATGCAGTTGGTGCACCAGATATAATAGTTGCCCTATTTGATGTTGCATCTGTTGCTGCAGAATTCCATTCGAACACTGCACTGTCATGAATTAAACAAATAGCTTTGTCACCAAAATTATCTAATGACCACATACCAGGCTCAAGAACTAAATCTCCTGATGCTGCTTCACCCCATGCAACAAAATTTGTAGAACTTGTAATTGTTGCACCACCACTATGAGCTGCTGCAGTTGTTCCTGCCACACCTCTTGTAACTCCTGTAAGTTCACCAGTAGTTGCAATACCTGTATAAGATATTTCTTCACTATCTATAATTAAAAAATTTGTACCTGTTGTTGGAAACTGTGATGAATCAACTAATATAATACCTGTTGTAACACTATCATTAATACCATTTTGTAAAGTAGTTGCAGGTTCACCAGATACCTCACCACCCCATGATCCAAGTGACCAACCAAAACCTTTTGCTTGTACTGCTGGTCCTACAGGATAATAGTGTTGTACTCTAACACCACCTGATGTTGTGGCACCAGATCCAGATTCATTTGATGGCATTGTAATTGTAATCGTTGAACTTGTAGGCACAGTTGTCACCATAAATTTTTTATCGTTAAAATCTGCGGCTACAAAATCAGAATTAGTAATAGATGAAAAACTATCTAGTAATATTATATCTTGTGCAGATATACCATGATCACTACCAAACGTTATTGTAACTTCGGCTGATCCATTAGTTGTGCTAAATGCACTTGTTAATGTAGTTGTAGTTTTAATGGGATGTATGTCATAATATACACCACCCGAAAATGCATATAAAATTCTGTTAGTACCAATGATTGCATATTTTCTAGCTAAACTATTTACGAAATGATGAAGACCTCTACCTGCACCAGTTAGTTTGTCATCTCCTAACTGTTTCCAACCACCTATTTTTTCAGGTGTACCATATCTAAATCTAACGTTATCACAGTCAACCCACTGACCTTCGGCTGTTGTGTCAGATATCTGTTTGTTTATTCCTGGTTGAAAACCTATCTTTTGTAACATATAACCTCATTATATATTAAAAGGCCCAGCTTACAAACGAGTATCGGGTGCCTTTTGTTGTTTCTTTAACTTCATGAGGATACATGAAATTAGATGGAAACAATAGTATATCACCTGTTTTTAACTCAATTTTCTCTTCTCTGCAATAGAATTCAGAGCCTTCATAGTCTTCATTTAAATTGGCTACAATAGATACTAGCGGCACTCCCTTCATCTGACCATCAAATATACTGTGTATGTGATCATAGTGTTCTCTCATCATAGTGCCAACATTATATCTGTTAAAACGTATTGGACTAAATTTACTGAGCCATGGTCCTTGAGTCTTTTGCCCTGGCACACTATGTTTTTCTTGATACTCACCTAATGCTTTAACTAAGTATGGTGTTATCTTTGCTTGTTGTTCTTTAGTGCAGCTCATTACATCCAATTCTTTTGTAGCTTCGGATGAAGTTGTGCCCGCTGCATAATTATTCCAAGTATGTTTTTTCCATATACCTTTGTTACATTCGTCTATTAACTCTTCACAGACCTCTTTAGGTATGTGATTTTCTACATATATATAACTTTTAATTGTGCTCATTCATTAACCTCCTTATATCTAAATGAGTTAGTGCTTGCTCTGATCCAATAGCGTCAATACAAAATGTATTAAATGATATACTTATTCTATCTTCTTCACCTTGGTTTATTGGTACGCTATGTTTCAATGAAGATGGAAATAATATTAATTCACCTGATTTGCAAGGTAACATAAAAGACTCTGAATTTACATGGTTATATTTTTCTGGATCTAGTTTCATACCATCTTGCCTATCTTTTGAAAAAGATATAGGTGGTAATTTTTCATTTATTTGAAAATACATTACACCAGATACTATACTATTTGGATGTACATGTTCATGATGCTTGGACCCTTTTGGATTTCTATTAGCCCAACACTGTGTAATGACTAATCTTTGTTTTGTATTTAAAACATTTGTCGTAAATTTATTTACAGCTTCTTTTAAAAAATTTTTTATATCTTTAAACTTCTCACTACGTAATAGATAAGAATCATCAGATCTATAGTTACCATTAGATTTTTGTTCACGATAACTAATAGTTTTTAAATATGCTAACTCTTCATCAATCGATTGTTCGTACGGCACAATTAATAAAGGTGTTGGAAACAACTGTAATAATTCTTCTTTCATTTTATCCAAAAGTTACATTCTTTATAAGTATCTATAGTGCTTTTTGGCACAATATCATAAGCACTATAGTCTTCTTTATAATCACTTATAGCGCCTTCTTTTAAAGTATGCAACCCCTTTCCCATTATAGTATCATCATAATTCATATTGTTTACTTTAAATTGACCTATATCATTAAAATCATGTTTGTGTTTTGGTATACCTAAAAAATTATATATACTATCAATAGTCTCATCTGTATTTTTTACCAAGTCTTTAAAATCTACAATGTGGTATATTTCTTTGGGTTGGTAATCTAATAGATGTTTAATACCTATTAATTCCTTAACTAATTGACCATCTTTATTCATTAACATATCACATTTTTCTTCTCTTGTTTTAGCTTCATGTTGATTAACAAAAGAAGAGGGTTCTTTTTCAGACCAATCTAAGAAAGAACCTAATACTTCTATTACATCTCTAACCAAAACAATAATTTTTATGTCTTGTTTAATTAATTTTAAAAATTTTAAATTTATAGGATATCCCCACGGAGCTCTATCTATAATATATTTTTTATTCCAATCTTGATAATAATTATTTAAAACATTTTTTGTTACATTTTGCAGTGAATTGTAATCTGGAAAATTTTTAAATATATCTGTTTTTTGTAATGAATATATTTCACCGAGTATATCAGCACAAATACTGTTAGCTGTAACAGCTACATCTTTATTTTGATTCATAATAGAACCGAATACAGTGTTACCAGCACGAGGTAATCCGTGTAGGAAAAATATGTCTTTCATTTTGTAGGTTACTACAATATCCTATGCGCTTTGTAAACCACCATGTGAGTCTGATCCTGTTGAAGGCCATTCACGAGCTAAGCTTAAATCACCATAATCTGTACCATTTCCTAAACTTGCAATTGTAACAAAATCAATTGATGCAGTTATTGATGGCGTTCTACCTGTGTAAGCCATACCTCTAATATTATTACTTGTTCCAGAAGAACCTGATCTTGCAACGGATAAATCTCCAAAATCTTGAGCGTTACCTGTTGAGGCAATAGTTATGTAATCTATGGTTGCAACAATTGATGGTGATGCACCACCCATAACAAGACCTCTTGTGTCACTAGCTCCTGCAGCAGCATAACCTTTTACAGCAGTTGTGTCTCCAAAATCTGTAGCATTACCTGTTGATGCGATTGTTGTATAATCTATTACACCAGGACTAGGAGCTGCTCCACCTGCATAAATACCTCTTGTTGGTGAACTTAATGATGCTCCTGCATATCTAGTATCAGTTGAATCTCCAAAATCTGTAGCATTACCCACTGTTTCAAAAGTAATATAATCAATCACGTTTGTACCGGAAGGCGTTATACCGTTTATAAATAAACCCCTTGTACTTGATCCACACTGACTTGTTGCACCATCTGTTCTAGTTACAGAAAGATCGCCAAAATCAGAAGCATTTCCAAGACTAGAAAATAAATTTTGTGCGATTGTGTTTACAGTACTTGGTGTACCGCCGCCTGCATAGAAACCTTTAGTTCTAGAAGAAGAACCAGAAGTATATCTAGTGTTAACTAAAGCGTCTCCAAAATCAAGAGTTGCTCCTGCTGTTGGTATAAATACTAAATCTATTCTTCCTGTTGTTGGAGTTGTTCCACACATTACTAATGATCTCCCTGATCCAGGCATATAGTTTACTGATGATCTTTGTACTTGTGCACCACCCATACCACCTTCTGAATTACCAATTCCACATGCAGATTTTTTTGCAGCAGTAAGATCACCAAAGTCAGAGAAAGTTGAACCAGCTACAAGACTACAAAAATCTATTGTATTTACATTTGATGGGTTTGCACCACCACCATATAATCCTCTTGTTTGACTACCTGCACCTTGTTCAAAAAATCTACCAGCTGTTAATTGACCAAAATTAGAAAAACTACCTGTTGTTGCTATAATACATTGTTCATAAGAACCACTTGATAAAGTTGCTTGTCCATTTGTAATTACACCTTTTATATTATTAGAGCTTCCTGTATTTTGATTTTTAGCTGTAACCATATCACCAAAGTCTGATGCATTACCTCTTGATGCAAAAGTAATAAGATGAGTGCTTTTTTCTGGGCCCGTAGCTGCAGGTGCATCTCCACCAGCATTACCACCAGTCCATATACCTCTTGTTGTACTAGCAATAGCTGCTACAAATGCTTCACCTGATCGTAAATCACCAAAGTCCACTGCATTACCAGTTGTTGCATAAGATATTTGATCTATAATATTATAATAAGTTCCGCTTGCATTATCTCCACCACCAAATAAACAAACTATTTCATTACCACAACCTGCAAGACCTAATCTTCCAGTTGTTAAATCACCAAAGTCAGAACAATTACCCTCTGTTTGAAAATTAAAAGTTTGTATTACATTTGAGGCACCATCACCTCCACCAAAAACACCTTTTACTTTATTTCCTGCACCACCCATATATTGACGAGCTGCAGTTAAATCACCAAAGTCTGTAGCATTACCTGTAGCTAAAGGATTTACTTTATCAATTACATTTATAGTAGATGGTGTTGCACCACCACCCCACATACATAAAGGTGCGCCTTCACTTAAAGACCAATCATTACCTCTTTGTTTTTTATAAGCTTCTCGTATATCCCAAATTTTTCTTTGATTAGACATTATTGTAAACCTCCATGTGAATCTGAAGCAGCTCCTGCTCCAGCCGTCGTAACAGTTAAATCTCCAAAATCAGCAGCGTTTCCTGTTGAAGCTATAGTAACATAATCTATAATATTAGAAGCACTAGGATCTTCTCCACCCTGCCATACTCCACGAGTCTGATTTGAAGTTGCACCCGGTTTAGCTCTAGCATCTGTTAAATCACCAAAATCTGTAGCGTTACCTGTTGCAGCAATAGTAATATAGTCTAGTACATTTGATAAACTTGGATTAAAACCTCCTCCAAAAATTGCTCTTACTTCTGAAGAACATCCTTTTAAAGTATATCTTGCCGAAGTTAAATCTCCAAAGTCAGTAGCATTACCTGTTGCAGCAATTGTTATATAATCTATTACATTAGAGTTACTAGGTTCATTACCTCCAGCAAATACTCCTCTTGTTGGACTTCCTGCTGCTCCAATATTATCTCTTGCATTTGATAAATTTCCAAAGTCTGCAGCATCACCAGCAGTTGTTATTGTGACATAACCTATAGTGTCAGTTATTCCAGGAGAAACATAACCTCCTCCAAAAGTTGCTCTTGTTGTGCTAGACATTCCATCACCACCTCTAGCTGAAACTGTTAAATTTCCAAAGTCAGCTGCATTACCTAAAGAGTTCATTTCTATAGATTCAATTATGTTTGAATCACTTGGTGTTCTGCCCATACCAAATAATGCTCTTGTAGCGCTTGAATTACCAATTAGGCCTCTCATGTTTTGTGTTAGATCACCAAAATCAGTTGCATTACCTAAAGTTGGAATTAATACTGTATCAATTTTTTTAATTAAACTTGGAGTAAATCCTCCAGCAAATAAAGCTCTTCCTATATTACCAATTGGTAATGGTCTTGTTCCTTGATAGCCATCATTTAGTCCACCATGTGAATCAGAAACTTGCACAGTTTTAGAACCTCTGACTGATGTCGTATCTCCAAAATCTGTAAACGTTCCACCCGTTGCAATTATACCAAAATCAATTGTGTTACTAGCATTACCACTAGCATTTTGACCAGCCATCAGTACAGCCCTAACACTATTTCCTGTACCGCCAGTACTAATTCTTGTTACACTTAAATCTCCATAATTAGTCATATTACCTTGTGAAGCAATTGTAAGAAAATCAACTGGTCCTGTTTGACCTCCATCATAAGCACCCATAGTGATACCTCTTGTTGAAGAAGAAGTACTTCCTTGAGTAGTTCTAGTTGTAACGCAATCACCAAAATCTACTGCATTTCCTGCTGTTGAAATTTCTACAAAATCTATTGTGTTTACTTCACTAGGTGTTCCACCTCCTGCAAAAACTGCTCTTGTAGGTGAAGCCATTCCTGTGACTTGCATTCGTGATTGTGTTAAATCTCCAAAATCTGTAGCGTTACCTACTGACGCCATCGTAACATATTGAATAACATTTGACACTGAGGGTGTTCTACCACCTGCAGTTATACCTCTTACAGAGTTAGAAGTTCCTGCAGCTAAATCAGTGCTTGTTGCAAGATCTCCAAAGTCTGCAGTATTTCCTCTAGTTGCAATAGTAACATAGTCTATATTGTTAGTGCTTCCTGCTGGAGTACCTCCAGCAAACATTCCTCTTATAAAAGAACTATAACCATTACGTCCTGAAACATTAGTAGCAACATCGCCAAAATCTACTGCATTACCTGCTGATGATATAGTTATTTCATCAATTTGTGTTATTTCTGATGGTGAACCACCACCTTGACAAAGACCTCTAGATGCATGATTAGGCCAATACCCTCCCATAACCGCGTCATAGACTTCACGCAGATTCCAAACGCCTGATGCGTTATCAAGTTGCGGGTAGTTAGCCATTTACTAACCTACTTTTTTAGACCAAATATTTGTGGCTGCAGCTGCTTGATCGAATGGTACAGTTGCACCTGGATCATCGGAACTATCGTCTTGTTCAGTCCAAGAAGATGTGTAAGTATCTAAATATGTTTTTACATCTGCTTCACTTGCAAGTTCACCAAGTCCTACTTCACTTGAACCATCAACCGTTGCACCAATCATAACTTCTTCAGCATTAGGATAATATCCACCATCTTCAATCCATGTTGGAATTGTCCCTGCATCTGTAAGTTTGTATTTAACTATCTTGTTTGCCATTTGCGTTCTCCTTATTTGCTATCAGTTTAGTATTGAGCGACTCTTCATCGTACAGCTTAAATCCTCTACGCTCTGCAAATTTTTCTGCATCTCCTGAGAATTTATCAGCGCACGCTTCTAACCATGTCATGGTCATTTCGTGAGTAGGCGCTTTGCCTTGTTCCATTAACGTATTTTCCATTTTAAGATACGCATAGATTTCAGCTTGTGCCTGTGCACTGTTTATACCCATATCGAAGAGATAAATCAAGTTTCCTTCATCAATTACTCCGCCTCGGGCACGAGCAGCGTTTAGAGCTTGTTTTAGACAAGTCATGACATGATATCTAGACTCTTCTTTTTCGTACTCTTCCTCAGTGATATCATCTTTACCTAGCTTCTTCAAGATACTCTTGTATTGATTGGTAAAGAAATTCATTTTTCTTATAGCTCCGGATACTGAGTTTTGTATATTATTCATGTTTACTTTGACTTCTAATATCTCAGTCTCAAGTAATTCTCTTTCTAAATCATCTTTAAACTCTCCATCATTTAACTTTTTTTCTTTTTGACGAAGCTCGATATCTTTTTTCATCATTTTAAGTTGTGCTTCTTCTAGGGCCATTCTAGTTTTATCTAGTTCAGCTAATGTGTGTTTGACAGATCTAATAGGTGTAATTGCTGTTACATCTAACATTACTCCCATAAACTGTGAGTGTGATTTATAAAAATTAGAACTTGATTGTTTTATTGCTGGTAGTGTTGTGTTGATGTTAGTTAACATCTGTTTGTACTCTTTTTTAACTAACGGAGAATCCGATAGTTTTGATATTACTAAGTCTTTAGATGACATATTTTTCTCCTTTATATTGTTGCATGTATATGATCATGTTTGTGAGTTTTATACTACAGAATATTAGGAAAGTCCACCATGGCCATTAGAGTATCCGGCTAACCCTCTTCTTTGAGTTATAAGATCTCCAAAATCTGTCGCATTACCTGTAGATCCAATTGTTATGTAATCCATAACATCCGAATCTGATGATGCATAACCCCCTACAAATACACCTCTAGTTTGATTGGAAGCTCTTCCACCATAAGTAGATCTTGCTACTGTTAGGTCACCAAAATCTGTGGAGTTACCTGTAGATCCAATTGTTATGTATTGAATAACATTTATAGAACCCGGATTGTTTCCTCCTCCCATTACCATTCTAGTAGGAGAAGAGAGAGCAGCAGCGTTCTGTGTAGCACTTAACATGTCACCAAAATCTGTAGCATTACCTGTTGAAGCTATTGTAACATAATCCATTTCATCTTGATCTGATCCATCATATCCTCCATTAAAAACAGCTCTAGTGCTAGATCCAGAACCTCCTATGTTTCCTCTGTTTACAGTTAAATCCCCAAAGTCTGTAGCATTACCTAGAGTCGCATTAGTTATATAGTCTATTACATTTGAGTAAGACGGCTCCCAACCTCCTGCACATAAACCTCTAGTGTCACTTCCATGTCCAGCTGAACCTCTTCTCGCTACAGTTAAATCACCAAAATCTGCCGTATTACCTTTGGTATCAAACTGCACATATTGAATTACATTTGATGGACCTGATCCTCCAAACATTATAAATCTTTCTGCACTAGCTGTGCCACCATTAACATCGTGGTTGGCAGCAATTAAATCTCCAAAATCTAATGCATTACCTAAAATGTTTATTTGAAAAGTTTCCATACTATTTAATGAAGATGGACTTTCTCCACCTCCAACAATAGCTGTTTGTCCAACTCCACCACCTCTTGGTACAACTGTACCTGTTGGTGAATAAAGTTCTGGGGCTCTTGGTTCATCTTGTTTAATTCCACCATAACCATTAGAAATTCCAGCACAAGCTTGTCTAGCAACTGAAATGTCTCCAAAATCTATTGCATTACCACTTGATTGTATTTCTATAGAATCTATAATATTAATAACTCCTCCTGAATATCCTCCACCAAAAAGCATTCTTGTTTCATTACAACTACCACTTGGACTTGAACGACTACCTGTTAAATCACCTGCATCTACTCCGTTTCCTGTAGTAGATAAATCAATATATTGAATTGCATTTGTAGCACTTGGAGCGTATCCTCCCGCTACAACACCTCTTATAGAATTACTTGAACCACCTGCATAAGATGTTACCGTAGCTAAATCTCCAAAGTCTGTTGCATTTCCAATTGTAGCGATTGTTGTAAAATCCATAGTATTTAATGGATTATTACTTGGAGTTGCTCCACCTGCAGCAATTCCTCTTACACCATTTGTAAGACCAATTGGTGCATCTCTTCTTGCAGTTGTAGAATCACCAAAATCTGCAGCATTGCCTAATGTTGCAAATTGAATGTAATCTATATGATTGGTTGCAGGACTAGAATTATCATTTCCACAATGAAATATTCCTCTTGTATTACTTCCATAAGCTGCACCGTTTCCTCGTGCAACAGTTAAGTCTCCAAAATCTGTTGCATTACCTGTTGTTAAAATTGTTATTGTGTCGATAGTTTTTGTAGTACCAGGACCAACACAATTAAATATCCCTCTTACAGAATTTGAAGAACCATAACATCCAGCACCACTAGTACCTGTTAAATCTCCAAAATCTGTTGAGTTAGCTCTTGTTGGAATATTATTAAATTCTATAATGTTTGAAGCTGGATCATTTCCTCCACCTATAATACTTCTATTACCTTTGGTTGTTGTCCAAGCTGAATTGATAGTTTTTTGATAGGCGTCTTTAACCTTCCAAATTTGGTTTGAGTTAGAAATGATTCCCATTTGGAAATACCTCTAATCAGCTAATGCTTCGTATGAAAATGCGAATTCGATTGTAGAGGCTGCAGAAGCTCCACCTCTGATAAGATCTGTTTCTTCTAAATAGAAAGAATTAGTTTTGTCTATAATATCTACAGATGAGTTAGCAGGAACAGTTAACTCATTACAAATTTTTTTGTGTGTTCCACCTTTTTCAATATCTGCAGTTACTGTTGCATCATTATCAGTTACGTTTGTAACTCTAAAAACATTTATTTTATAAACATGTTCTGCTTCACCAGTTAGTAAAGTTGTTGTTAAAGTTGTTCCTAAATCACCAACTACTGTTTCTGCATGAATTGTTGCTACGTTTACTATATTAGGTATTGTCATTTTTTATTCTCCTAAACTTCTTTTAACCGAAAACTAATGCAGCTGCAATAGCTTTTCCCATTGATATACCACTAGACGGTGTTGTAAAACTAAGTGTTCCAGAACCATCTGTCTGTAATATTTGACCACTACTACCATCTGCTGCTGGAAATGTCAAAGCATCAATAGTAACTGTTCCTGAACCTTTTGGCTGAATTGATACACCAATATTAGTATCATC